ATGGTTTCATGGTTATTATTGTGTAAAAGCGGAGCCATCTACAACTCATTATAAAGTTTTTGATAAAGAATTTGAAAATATTAATAAAAATAATAGAGCAATTCTTTCAGAAACTGGACATCCTCATGCTATGGCAGATTGGGATTGGGAAGGTCCAAGAATAACTATTGCATATGACGTAATTCCATTTAGAGGAATTATGCATAACTGGGAACAGCATTGGATACCATTAGTATGAAAAAACCACAAAAATTTTTTGATGTTTTTGTAAATAATAATCTAAATGATTTAAAGCATTATTTGGTGCAGATGGAATCGGAAATTTTAGATAATAACATTTTAAACATTCCAGCAGATATTATGTTGCAACATGGAAAAAATAGAGGATCTTTAACAAAATTAGGAATTGATTATTATAATATTTTTACTTTTGTTAATCCAGGAATATATGAACTATATAAATCACTAAGAATATTAATGAATGATGTTTGTGATTATTATGAAATAGATTTTGAAAGTCAAAAATATTTAATTCATGGTTGGTTTAATTTAGATAATAAAACTCCAAATGAAGGAAAATTTGGTGGAGTAAATCCAATTAAACACTCTGAACATTTTCATGATCATATGGAGGGCGTAGGTGCGCCTGTATTTCACGGTTATTATTGTGTAGAAGCAGAACCATCCTCCACATTCTATAAAATAAATAGAGATGATAATAATATTTTTGAAAATATTAATAAAAATAATCGTGCAATTATTTCAGAAACAGGACACCCCCACGGTAGAGATGATTGGTTTCAGGATGAACCAAGAATCACTATTGCATACGATATAGTTCCGTATAATATGTTAGCAGGTGTTAAACCAGGAAAATGGATTCCACTATCATGAAAAATAATACAAAAGAGCATAAATTTTTTTCTAGAGAGTTAGATAATGATTTAGATGATTTGTATTCATTTTTGCATAAAGTTAATGACTTAATATATGCCGAGCAACTTTTTAAGATTGATACGGTTACAGACCATACAAGGACTCAATTTCCAAAGGAAATGTTTATTGATAAAGAAGATGGAATTCCATCAATGACAACTGAGTACTATAATATATTTAATTTTAAACATCCAGCATTAATTAATTTATTAAAATCTATAAAATCTATGACTATTGAGGCCTGTAACTATTATGGTATAAACTTTGAAGATCAAATGTTTTCTATTAATGGATGGTTTAATTTATACAGTGTAAAGAATAGTACAAATGAGGATATTGAAATAACTGAGGAAATGATAGAAAAAATGCCTTGGCATGATCATGGAGGAGAAGGCTTCCCATTCCTTCATGGATATTATTCAGTTTCAGCAGAGCCTTCTAAAACATATTATAAAGTTTTTGGTAAAAATGTAACTATTAATAATAAAAACAATATTGCGATTCTTTCAGAAACTGGTCATGTCCATGCTATGGCTCCATGGAATCTTTCAAAAGATAGAATTACAATTGCATACGATATTTGCCCTATTAATAAAGATATTGATCCTATAAAAACCTATAACGATAATAAGTTGGTGTTGTTATAAAATGTCTAATATGCCACATAAGTTTTTTGAGTTGCAATCACAAAATAATTTAAATGATTTAAAACAGTATCTGGATGTAAAATATGCCGAAATGAAAGAAATAAATTGGAAAGATAAGACCAGATTTTATGATCCAGGAAATCATTGGTTAAAATATAATATTTTTCATTTTTATAACGAAGGAATTTATAACTTACAGGATTCTGTCAAAAATTTAACAATTGATGCATGTAAATATTATAATATTGATTTTAAAGAACAAAACTATTATATACATGGATGGTTTAATTATTGGCCAGAAAAATTTAATGTGGGAATAGATCCAGAAACATTGCATTATCATGATCACGGAGATCACAATCCAAATTTAATGCACGGATATTACTGTGTTAATGCTGAGCCATCTTTTACACATTATAAAATTGATGGAAAAAGAGTAGACAATATTAATAAAAACAATAGAGTGATTGTATCAAAAAATGGATATTTCCATACACCTGGAGAATGGGCAGAAGATTCTCCAAGAATAACCATTGCATACAATATTGTTCCATTAAAATGTTTAGACAAAGATGTTGAAAATTCTGGACAATTTGTTAAATTATAAAACTCTATACCTTAACTTGATATAGAGTTGTTAAATATAAAAAACTCTGCTATACTTACACTACTAAATATTTCAATAAACCTGGAGGATTACGCACATGTCAGACTTTTTTTCTTTTAAATTATCACTAGATTTTTTGGAGAGTTATAAAAAACTAGAATCTCCCTTTGGTTTTAGAGATGCCGCTACTAACTCATTAGGAGAGATCACCTTTATTCGAACATACTCTAGAATGAAAGATGATGGAACTAAAGAAAGATGGCATGAAGTCTGTAAGCGTGTAATTGAGGGAATGTACTCAGTACAAAAGAATCATGCTAAAGAAAACAGGCTTCCGTGGAATGACTATAAGGCTCAAAAGTCTGCTCAAGAGGCCTACGATAGAATGTTTAATTTAAAATGGACACCGCCAGGACGTGGTCTTTGGGCATTTGGAACTCCAATGACTATGGAAAAAAGAAACTCTGCATCCCTACAAAATTGTGCAATGGTTTCAACTCGTGATATAGACCGTAATGACCCAGGGGCATTATTTGCTTGGGTAATGGATGCATTAATGCTAGGCATTGGAGTTGGATTTGATACCTTGGGTCAAGATAAACAAATGTCTATTTATGCTCCTACAGAACCAGCATCTATATATGAAATTCCAGATACTCGTGAGGGATGGGTAGAATCTGTAAGAATGCTCATTAATTCATTTTTACGTCAAAATCAATCAATTCAAGAATTTAACTATGACCTTATACGTCCTCTAGGATCCCCAATTAAAGGCTTTGGAGGCGTTGCAAGCGGTCCACAACCATTGATTGATCTTCATACAAGGATTCGAAATGTAATAGGCTCTAGAGCAGGAGAAACGCTTGATAGTCGTGCTATTGTTGATATTGTAAATCTTATTGGAACATGTGTTGTTTCTGGAAATGTTCGCCGTTCCGCCACACTTGCGCTTGGTGTGCCAGAAGACAAAGATTTTATTAATCTTAAAAATTCAGAAATATTCCCTGAAAGAAATTCATATGATCCAGAAAAACCTGGGTGGGCATGGATGTCTAATAATTCTATCTCTGCCAATGTTGGAACTAAATATGAAAACTATGTTGATTTAATTACAAATAATGGAGAACCTGGTTTTATTTGGCTAGATGTGGCAAGGGACTATGGAAGACTTGCAGATGCTCCAGATTATAAAGATACCAGAGTGATGGGGTTTAATCCATGTGCAGAACAACCGCTTGAGTCTTACGAGTTGTGCACCCTTGTAGAGGTTCATCTTAATAGACATACAGATAAAGAAGACTTTTTACGTACATTAAAGTTTGCATATCTATATGGCAAGACTGTAACATTAATTCCAACACATTGGCAACAGACAAATGGAATTATGCAACGTAATCGTAGAATTGGAACATCTCTTACTGGAATTGCATCTTTTGCAGACATTAATGGTGTTCCAACAACAAGAGAGTGGATGGATGAGGGGTATAACAAAATTCGTGATTACGATAAACAATACTCTGAATGGCTATGTGTCCGTGAATCAATTCGTGTAACAACAGTAAAACCATCTGGATCAGTCTCACTATTATCTGGAGCGTCTCCAGGAGTTCACTGGTCTCCAGGCGGAGAATATTATCTTCGTGCAATAAGGTTTGGAAATACAGATCCAATGTTGCATTTATTTAAAGCAGCAAATTATAAGACAGAGCCAGATCTTGTTTCTGCAAATACAACTGTTGTATATTTCCCCTTACATTCTGGCCATCCAAGATCAGAAAAGGATGTTAGCCTATTTGAAAAAATAGGTCTTGCTGCTACAGCACAAAAATATTGGTCAGATAATGGAGTCTCTGTTACACTATCTTTTGATAAAGAATCAGAGTCTAAATTTATTGCACCAGCACTTCATATGTATGAGGGACAACTTAAGGCTGTTTCATTTTTACCAATGGGTAATCAAGTTTATCCACAGCAGCCATATAGTCAAATTACAAAAGAAGAATATGAACAATATATTGGGAAGATTGCAAAGATAGATTTTTCAGCAATTTATGATGGAGCAGAAAATTTAGAGGCTCAAGGTGAAATGTATTGTACAACAGACTATTGTGAGATAAAGACATCATGAGTTATCAAATAATAAATGTAGCAACACCAGAAGACTTAGAACTAATCGGCAAATTTGTTGATTCGGTTAAATTTAATACAAAAGAAGATCACATTCCACTTCATGATCCATTATTTAGTCAAGAAGGGGTAAATTTTGATATAACTACTTATGGGGATATGCCAAGAGAAGTGGTTTCTATTTTTGAAAAATATTGTGTTGCCATACAAGAAGCAGTAACCCAAATTACTGGAATAAAATATGATCAGCCTATTTTAGGAAAAAGTTATATTATGAGATATGCTCCAGGAGCAACCATTTCCATGGGGTATTCAGCAGATAGGCCCGAAAATGTTTTTAGATCAATCGTAAAATGGAATGACTGTCATGATGGCGGAATTTTTAAATTTAATAAGTATAAAGTCGCAAAAGACTTGGTTGCTGGTGACTGTATAATTTTTCCAGAAACTGAGGAATTTTCAAGAGAAATCACTACTGTTGAAAAAAAGCCAATGTTTATCTCTGATTTTTGGAATGCTCCAATAGGTCAGTCTCCATATCCAGGTTTAAAATATGAAGATATTTATTGGGGAAATCCTCTTTGGGAAAACCGTTAATGTGATAAAATAGACTAATAATGTCTATTAAATCTAATATATATGCAGAAAAAATTTTTGCAGAACACCCGATAGGTCTTTGGTCACTAGATGATGATGTTGACTATTTATCATTAATATCAGATACGCAAAGAAATTTAATTAATTGGAATTTTTCTGGAGCAAATGTTATAGTCAGTAGTCAAGATTTAAATAAACCATTTTCTGACAGTACATTAAATATGATTGAGTTTGATGATTTTATTGAATTAGAAAAAGAAATTAAATTTGTAGGAGATGATTTAGAAAACCTTGATGATTTAAACTTTGACCTACAAACACTCACTATTGGCTCTTATATTTATACAGATAGCCCATACTTAAAATCAATATCGGTTGGTTTTGAATATAACGATACCTCTTCTGCAGAAACTATAGAAAAAATTACACAATACTCTAATGGTATTTTTGGAAAATGGGTATTTATTTCACATACTTCAACTTTTCCAGATCAAGTTACATCCTTTAGACCAATTTTAAAAATAAAGTTTGAAGGAGGGGCATCGTCTACAGAAAGTTATCGTATATTTGTAAATGGCTTTACCGCTGCACAATGTTCTGAAAATTTTAATACAACTTCTTTAGGAAAAACATCTTCTGTTTTTCCATCTAGCATTGCTCTATCTGGAATAGATGGGGCGGTTAATTTAAACTCATATGCTTTAGGTATAAAAAACGGTTATTATCTTATAAATAATAATCAATTAGTTGCTAAAAACTCTAGCGTACCAATGGTTTATGGATCTGATAGTATTACAAAAATTATTCCTAATATAAATAATCCATCTTTAATTATTCCTGGATTTGGATTTTTAAATGAAATTGGTAGATATAAAGAATACACAGTAGAGATGTGGCTTAGAATTAATTGTGATTCTAATACAGCATTAAGAATATTTGGTCCAATTGGATCAACAGATGGCCTATATGTAGAAGATGGTTTTATTACTTTGTCTGTTGGTAATTATTTTGGTTCTCATTATGTTGGCGAATGGTATAGACCAATGCTCATTCAAATAAAATTATCTCCAAATAATGCTGCTTTACTAATTAATGGAGAGCAGGTAATTTCTTTAAATATTGATATTTCTAATGTAGAACTTCCGTCAGAGTTTAATGGATCTGGCAAAGAATTAGATTGGCTAGGCTTTTATTCTTATGAAAATATAACTCCATATGAAATAGATTGTATTGCTATTTATTCTTATTTAGTGGCAGATCTTGTAGCAAAAAAAAGATGGGTTTATGGACAGGCAGTTGTGTCACCAGAAACTATTAACTCTGCTTATGGTGCAACCTCAGCATATATTGATTATCCTTTTGCAGAATATGCAGCAAACTACACTTATCCAAGCATAGGTAAATGGTCTCAGGCAACAACAGATAATATTTTTACTACAGAAAAAACCCTATCGGTTGCAAAATACAATTTGCCAACATTATTTTTAGATGGGTATACAAATGAAAAATTTATAAACGATAATTATGTTATTCAAGAAGAAGAAGATTTTTATTTTACTTTTAGACCAAACGAAGACTGGAACAATAAAAAAACATATGCATACTTTGATAACTTTTCAATAATAAAAGAAGATATTCATGGCTTAGTTTCTGTTATAAAATTTGAAGAAACTTTAGAAGATATACAAACAGTTTTTCAGATTCACAATATAGATAATGGAAATTATTTTAAAGTAACATTAGAAGAAGATTCTATTAAATATTATTTTTCATATAATGGAGATATAACTCTTTTAGAGGAAAAAATATCTATTTTGCCAAATACATATTTGCCAATAGGGTTTAAAATATCAGATATGGTTGAAAACTTTGGATCAAATTTATCAACTTTTTTTGGCAGTAGGAATAGGTTAAAAGTTTTTATAGGGGCAAATAATGAAGGCCTTGAAAATTTTACTGGCAGATTTTATAGAGTTCATATTTTTAGTAATTACAATATTAATTTAGTTTCTAATTTATTTGAGTCAAATGGTATTGCAGATATAACAAAGGGTAGTGATTTTATTGATCATATATCTACTTATACTTTAGTTGGAGAATTAAAATATAATAAGTTTTACCTAGAGACAAATTCTGCTGGATATTGGGAAGATTATATTCCGCTTTCATATTTTGGATCATATATAAATGATAATAATGGAGATAAATATTATGATTTAGATTTTTTACAATTTAACATAGATTATCCATCGCCAACAGTTGTTTATTCTAGCGAAGTTATTGTTCCTCCGCCATATTTAGCAAATGGTGCGCCCAATCCAGAAAGAGGAGATCTTTGGGACTATGAAGATATTGATTTAGAATATGATCATACAGTTCAAAGAACATATTCTCAATTTGATAACGCCCTATTTTCTGGATGGGAAAATTATGAAGATGTTGAGCAAAAGTCAATAAAATCATATTTTTATAATACTAATAATTCCTCTGTCAGAAGTTATATAAGTATTCAGTATATTGATCAAGGAGCAAATAAAAATTTAAATGATTTTTCTATTATTGAACCATTAAGAAATGATAAAATATTAAACATATCAAATTTTTCAAATTGGAAAAATACGGTTTTTGAAGTTGCAGATAATACAATAATTTATCCGCCGACTAATGTTGATTTTAATTTATTAGCAGTCGTTGTTCATATGGTATTTAATTTAAAAGGAACTCAAAATAAAAATATAGGATTAAAAAAATTAGAGATTGCTTCTCAGTCATTTGATCATAATAGTGCAACAAAAATTGGAACTAGGTTTGGCACCCCAATATACCCATATAAAAAATCTGGCATCTATTATGATTATAAGGCTAAAAATCCAATAAGTATTTTTAAAGAAAGTGCTCCATATTTATATTCAACTAGAAAAAGTGGTATAGAAATAAGAGGATCGTTTCATCCATATGTAAATAGAGGTATTGGCGTACCAATAAATAGAAGTCTTTCTAGTAATTATAGAGTTACTGCTTTGCAGATGTGGATGCGATATGATTTTGATAAGTTCCCCTATGGCGCTACACAGGTTTTTGAGTTAGAACATAAAAACGATACAACTCAATTCTTTGTTTCCGCTGTTAGCGAAAAGGGTGATCGAGGAAAACTTTTTGCCGTTAACAAATCAACTGGCCAGCAAGTAAATGGACTTGCATTTTATATTAATGGAAACCTAGTAAAGGATCCAGTTTTAGAGGCAAAAGAATGGTCTGTTGTTGGTGTTTCTTTTGCAAATAGTATTAACTTGGATAATTATTTAGGATCTATCAATTTAAATGGTCCATTTATTTTTAATAATATAACAAGTTATCAATCTACTGCATTGCAAGATATTCAAAGCAGGGTTTATAGGCCGTGGCTTAGAGTAAAAAGTAGTGGCCTGTCAGATTTATACTGGACCTACTGGTATGCATCATATAATTGGGATGGTGTTTTGGTACTTTCATCTTCAGAGTTATATGGGGTAAATCCAGGCACAGTGTATGAAACTTATATAGGAAGAAATAAATTTATAGTCGATAGCAATACATCAGAAAGTTTAAATTTTTCAGCAGACTCTATAAAAGTATATACTAACGCATCTTGGCAGACTCAAACTGCTATACCAGTATAATATGGTATACTGTTGGCTATGAATACTAAAAAACCCAAGAAAAATGGTAAAAAGTTGCCCAAAATGAAAGGGCAAATAGGTGAATCTCGTATAAAAGTTATAGATAAGATGTATAACTGGGGACTGTATGTCTATAAAAAATCTAATGGAAAATGGTTTACAGATGGTGAGGGGTCCGTCTTAAATATTCCATCTATGAAGGGTGATATTTCTAAAATCTCAGAATTAAAACAAGCAGCAATATATTATGGAGATCCTGGAGACGGTGAATGTGTATTTGTGCCAGGCCTAACTCGTATTTCTGAAGAAGAATATTCTGAACAAAAACAAAGAATGATGGAAGGTTTAATTCCAAGTATGAATGATTTGGGTGCAGTTCATGCAGCACAACAAACAGTAAAGAAATGGGGAAATGAAGAATAATGAGTGAGAGTATAGAATATAGAATTGGTGCAAGTTTGGATGAATTGCCAGATGGCGACGATCAATTTAAAAAAAGTGATCCATTTAATAAAAATTGGGAAGAGTTAAAAAACTTATCTGGTCTTGATAATAATTTTAAAAGACGTGCATCTCGTATGTCAAAAGTAGAAGCGTCTGATGCTTATATGGCAAATGCTAGGGCAATTAATTCTGGTATAGATGGAGCCAAATCAAAAGAAATTAATCCTGGAACATTATATAGGAATGCTTATGGTTTATTCGATGTAATTACCCCACCATGGAATGTCTATGAGTTGGCAAATTATTATGATACATCTTTTGCAAATCATGCAGCAATTGATGCAAAGGTAGAAAATATTGTTGGTTTAGGATATAAATTTGAAATATCTCCAAGAACTATGCTAAAACTTGAGGCCTCTATGGATAGCGCTGCAACAGAAAGAGCACGTAAAAGAATTGAAAGATCAAAGATTGAACTAACAGATTGGTTGGAAAGTTTAAATGAGGATGATTCATTTACATCTACCATGGAAAAAGTTTATACTGATGTTCAGGCAATTGGTAATGGATATTTAGAAATTGGAAGAACAGTTCGTGGCGAAATTGGATATGTTGGCCACATTCCAGCGACTACAATGCGTGTACGTCGCATGAGAGACGGCTTTGTTCAAATTATTGCTAACAAGGTTGTTTATTTTAGAAACTTTGGTGCAAAAAATCCAAACCCAATTACATCTGACGGCAGACCAAATGAGATTATTCATTTTAAACAATATTCTCCATTAAATACATTTTACGGTGTGCCAGATATTATTTCCGCTATATCTTCTTTGCATGGAGATCAATTGGCATCACAATATAATATTGATTATTTTTCAAACAAAGCAGTGCCAAGATATGTTGTTACTTTAAAGGGTGCAAAACTTTCTGCAGATGCAGAAGAAAAAATGTTTAGATTTTTGCAAACTAATCTAAAGGGGCAGTCGCACAGAACTCTTTATATACCACTTCCTGGAGATAGCGAAAGTAATAAAGTTGAGTTTAACATGCAGCCTATTGAAAATGGTGTTCAAGAAGGATCATTTAAAGAATATCGTAAACAAAATCGTGACGACATTCTTGTAGCACATCAAGTTCCTCTGTCTAAATTAGGTGGTTCAGATTCAGCAGCAATAGCAGCAGCGCTGGCTCAAGATCGTACCTTTAAAGAGCAGGTAGCAAGACCAGCACAGGGTCAGTTAGAAAAACAAATTAATAAAATTATTCGTGAAAAGACAGATATTTTAGAGTTTAAGTTTAATGAACTTACACTAACAGATGAAATTGCTCAGTCACAAATCCTAGAAAGATATGTTAAGACGCAGGTTATGCTTCCTAATGAGGCAAGACAGCAACTTGGCTTACCACAAGCACCTCATGGAGATGAACCATTTCAGCCAAAACCACAAGATACAGCAAATCAAAATACTACTAGACAGCGTGACTCAGAAAGGGCAAATAACCAATCTGATGGAGCAGCAACAGTGGCGGGTAGAAATCCAAAGGGTGAGGGCAGAGCGTCTCAATAAATGAGATAGTGTAAAAAATTGCCCTATAATATATACTAGTATGACTATATCTAAAGCCCATTGGAATACTGAGGGCGAACAACTTCGCCTTTCAATGCCTTTTAGTAAGGTAGATAAAGAGAGACGTACAGTCTCAGGATTTGCTACACTTGATAATCTAGACAAACAAGATGATATTGTAACCACAGAAGCAAGCCTTAAAGCATTTAAAAAATTTCGTGGCAATATTCGTGAAATGCATCAACCGTCTGCAGTTGGTAAAATGGTTTCATTTAAAGAAGATAAATATTATGATCAGGACTCAGAAAAAATGTATAGCGGTGTTGTAGTTTCTGCATACATTTCAAAAGGTGCACAAGATGCATGGGAAAAAGTACTTGATGGAACATATACTGGTTTTTCAATTGGTGGAAGAATGAATAAATGGGATGATGCTTATGATGAAAAAATGGATAAGCAAATTAGAATTATTAAAGATTATGATCTAGTTGAATTATCACTAGTTGACAGTCCAGCAAATCAATTTGCAAATATTGTTTCGGTAGAAAAAGTAGATGGTGTTGATGTTGTTAAAGGTATGGACACAGTTATTGAAAATGTTTTTTGGGATAAAGAATCTGGAATTGTTTTGGTTTCAGAGAATGAAGCAGAGGTAAGTCCTACTACTGGTAATCAAATGCAAAATATAGGTTTCGTTGAAAAAACAGACAACGAGAAAACAAGCATGATCAAATTCTTAGTAGAAAGTGCTAAAGGCACAAGTATTTCTAAGATAGACAAGGAGGCAAATCCTATGGCAAAAACAACAAAGAAAGAGACAGCAGAAATCGTTGAGAAAACTGATGTCGTTGTTGAAGATGTTCAGGTCGCTCCGCAGGCAGATGCCACAGTAGAAACTACTGAAGTTACAAAATCAGAAGATGCTGTAACAGAAGTTGTTTCAACAACCGAAGAGGCTTCAGTAGCAGAAGTAACAAAGGCTGAAGAGCCTGCAGTTGCAGAAGTTGCTAAGTCTGAAGAGGTAGTTGCTGAAGTTAAGACTGAAGAGGTATCTAAGTCTGATGAAGTAATTGTAGATGCAGTTACAGAAATCAAAAATACTCTTACATCAGCCTTTAGCGATCTAGTTGCAACCGTTAAGTCTCTACAAGAGCAGGTCAATGCAATTACAAAGTCAGTTGATGCAGTATCACAAGATGTTGCTGCAGCAAAAGACGAATTTAGTGAGTTTGGAAAGCGTGTTGACGCAGTAGAAGCAGATACAGCATTCCGAAAGTCTGGCGATCTCGGAGAGATTGTCCAAGAACAACCAGAAATGGTTGAGAAATCCCTATGGGGCGGTCGT